TTACTAATACTTGACGTAACTTGGCTATCTCTACGCGCTGACGTGACGATATGATTTTTGTTGGTAGAGGATTGTCTGGGTCTTTAAAGTTAAGTGTCTCAGGTACGCGCAAGATGCGAGACACGTCGGCAGTCACCGCAGGGTCAGCCTGTAGTCCGTGCTTTTGACACAGTGCCTTGAGTGACTCGGCCAAAGGTTTCCATTCTGCTTTTGATAGCGGCTGCTCCGGCACCCAGTAGGCGTGCAAGCCGCGCCCTGAATTAACCAAGACTGTTGGCTTGGACATGCCGGATGTAGCGATAAACTCAATCAGAGCCTCGACACCCTCTTGCTGATTTGCGTACGGCTTGTTGGGACCGCAGTCGATGTCTATAAAGAATGACCCAAGTTGATCAGCGTTTACGTTTGTGCGACCCTCATTCGGATCGGTAAAAGATGCAAGGGCAAAGTATGCGTCATAACCCTTGTGCACCATAGCGTCTGCGTAGTTGCAGACTTCATCAATTGATTCTACGAATACCTGTCTTGGTGCTTTATCTTGCTTTAGCCCAACCACACAGTATTGTCCTGTAGGTGGTAAAACAAGAGAAAGAAACTCTTCTCTAGATAACATAGCCGCCATCGTTCAGTGCGCCGTCGTTAAAATAAGGTAGGCAGGGATAGGACGGCGAACTACCCTTTTCGGGTGCCCCCTAGCCTCCTTAAACCGTTTACGTACTTAGTTTCGCAATCAATTTTTCTACTATCTCTTTATGCTGACCAAGCACGTTTGTCTCACCTTTGAACCAGTGATACACCGTCATGCGTGTAACTTTAAAGAACTCAGACACATCTTTCACCGGGATGTCGTTGTCGATGCAGAGTTGTGCAAGCCGTACACCTAACTTGGACTGATCTGCAGCGTTGACAACCGCGATGAATTTGGTTGTGTAACCACGTGACATGATGCCCCCTTATTGGTCATCCCATTCTTCAAGAATCTTGGTGAGATCCTTCTTAGGTGCAGGGGCTTCGTCCTTTTTGCTTGCACGTTTGGTAGGTTCTTCAACGGCTTCTGCTTCGACTTTTTCAGTTTCCTGAGCGGGAACTTCTGAGTCTACACCATCAACCTGAGCAACCGTCATGGTGATTGCCTTAATTGCATCTCCGGTTTTTCCCTTACCCAAAGCCGTATTAAATTCGTCAGTTTCTAAGAACCGTGCTGGCTTGAAAGTCAGTTTGGGTGTTGCGCTGTTAGTGTCAAAGCGCATCTCGGTGACAACTGAAGTGATGGGCACGCCTTTACTACCAATCATCTTGGCGTACGTTTGCAGGGGCCACTTCCCGGGTTCGCCTTCACCAAAGATAGATTGGCTTGGCAAGGTGAGTTGATACACGTCGCCGCTGATGTCGTTCTCAAGCACTACAGCAAGACGTTGAGAGAAACGGCACGCACGGCTATCGCCCTGACCTGACCCTTTGATATTTTGAGGGCAGTCTTTACAAGCCTTTGACTGTGGGTTTTTGGCCTTGGCATCCGGCACTTCACTATCAGCAGACCAGCAATCCGGGGCAGAAGCAACACCCTTTTTGTATACGCCTGCATAGTATGTACGAGATATTTTCGGCGCGGCGGCAACGATGACTACATTCATCACCCGCTCTTCGTTACGGGCAACCTCTTTACCGTTGACCATCATGCGCCACACACCACCTTCAATGGAGATGCGTTTAGCCCCACCACCGCCACCCATAAGGGCTTTAGTAGTCTCATCAATACCATCAAGACTCCGCAGGTGCGCGGGTAAGTTTTGATTTAATACTGCAAGTTCACTCATGTTTTTCTCCTAATTGAGATGGTGTATTTGCTATCCACATTTAGCCCCGGTGGTAGCAAATCGGGGTTTTCTTCAAGGAACGTAGCCATATTTGACTGAGCAATACGCTTTTCTAATAACTCAGGCGCATTATGTTCCAATAGAAACTTGTGAAACGAATGCCAATCGTTAGTCCAAAACCTTTTCGAGACGCGGCGACTTACTGTGCCAAACTCAGTCTTGAACCCATCAGCACCCATTGATTTACAGATGGTAAGAATCTCTTCCGCGATACGGTCTTGAGTTTCTTCTAATTCTTTATCTTGCTTTTCAAACTCATCAGTAATTTGTTTCCGCTTATCACGGATTTTTATGTAGGCTTTAACAAGCCTATCAGCAGAGACTTCGCTCATTTTCACTCTCCGTATTGTTATGTTTGATAATACTAATAAAACGATTTTACTCTGTCAAGCATCTTCAAGCAAATTTTTGTAGAGATCAACAACTCTCGTATGAATATCAACTTTCGCTTCAAGCATCGAATACATCCGCTTCTCAACATGTGAGCCTTGGAGGTGCACCACAGTGCATGGGTTACGTTGGCCCGCTCGATGCACACGAGCATTCGCCTGTAAATAAGTTTCTACAGACATCACCGGAGACCAATACACAACTACGTTTGCGGCGTGCAAAGTAACTCCATGAGATGCCGCCTGTGGTTGGATAATGAGAACCTTCGGATCTTTCTCTGTTTGAAATCTACTGAAGATGTCCGTACGTGCATTAACAGACACAGCACCATTGATAATCTCTGCGGTGTATCCGTCCTTAATTAATTCTTCGTACACAATCTGTATTGCATGCCTGTACGGGACAAACACAATAACTTTGTGCGATGCCTCGTCAATAACTTCTTTTAGCGCGGCTATCCGGTTAGAAGCGTCAAAGGCTACGACCTCTCCACTATCGGAATACACAGCGCCACAAGATAGTTGCAGTAACTTATTAAGGTTTGCTGCTGCGTTCACCGTCGTAATATCTTCGCCAGCGGCGGTTGCTACCATGTGTTTACGGATGGTCTCGTAATACTTCTGCTGCTGCGCAGTCAAGGGAACCTGTCGAGTAACGTAGGTCATGTCCGGCAAATCAAGGCACTCTTCTTTGGCAAACCGGATAGCAGGTTGTAGCACCTGATGCACTATTTCTTCTGCCCGGGGGCGGGGCACCCATTTAAATTGGGTAATCTTCTGCATGACCTGATCTTTAAACGACCCAAAGAATCTAGGTACTGACCCGGGGTTGACAATTCTTGCAAGCCCATACGCATCGGTGGGTGCTTGAGCCGCCGGAGTTCCAGTCATCATCCATACCCACGTGCTTGGTTTGATGATTGAGGCTAAAGTTTTCCAGCGTTTTGTAGTTACCGTTTTGTACGCGTTTGCTTCGTCAACTACGATGAGATCAAATCCGCTTTCGTTGACTGCATCTTTGACAATTTCAAGCCCGTCAAAATTACAAATTACAAACTCTGCATCTGACTTAACTGCTTTGATTCGTTTATCGCGTGAGTACGAATGAGCAACCTGAACCGTGCGGTGCATGGCAAATCTAAACAAATCATTTACCCACGCAGACTCCATGATTGACAACGGGCAAAGCACCAGCACTCGTTTGATGATGCCTAACTTCATCAAGTAATCAGCCGCCCAAATCACACTGCCTGTCTTACCTGTGCCCTGCTCGTTAAAGCAGAACGCACGACGGTGTAGCGTTAAAAATTCTGATGTAGTTTTCTGATGAGCAAACGGTCTGTAAAGTCCGGGCCAATCGTAGTGAGCGATGATGGGTGATGGTACGTTTCGGATGCGTAAGTTCTTTAGCACTTGTGCTTCTTCAAGCCCCCACTTCACAAGCACTTCGCCCGTATCAAGCATTTTGCTTTTGGGGATAACCGTAGTGATACGGTTCGGTTCTTTTACTTTTAACAACAATGCTTTATTTTCTAGTATTTGCAATTCACTCTCCAACAAGACGCCGATAGGCCGAAAGTGATGTTTTCACTTTCAGCCCAAAAAACTTTACTACTGTAAAACCTAGTTTACTTCTTTTTCTTGTAATTACGCGAACGATTTTTATTAGGGGATTCCAGTACGTACCCGTCCTTGTTCGTACCACCCTTGCTCAGTGCAACCTTATGGCTAACATCTTTACCAGTCCGGCTCACACCTTTTTTATCTAATGCACGTCGAGCACGTTGGCGTTCCATTCTATCGCCATGCTCATCCCGTTTAACTTGCATTTCATACTCATGCTTGTACGGGCGCGGTGACTTCGTATACGGCATTAATGATTTTTTCCGTTGTGTATGCAATTAACTACCACACAGTACTGTTTGCAAGAGAAGTTTGGCTTGGGGTTCCATACCTCGTTCTCGTATGCAGCCTCTAACTGCTTGGTCTCATTTAGCCATTTTACCCACGGCTCTGCCTGTTGGCTATCCTCGTAGTCCACCTTTACAAAGTCGTTTGCCACCAAGAAGAGCAAGCCACCCTTAACAAGTTTCAGGTCAGGGCGATGCTTAAATAGCGCCAGCGCCAGTATCTCCAACTGCTTGGTATCGGCATACCGGGACGATTTACCCGTCTTGTAATCCACAAGATACGCCTTGTCATCTTTTATAATTACTAGATCAGCCACCCCCCGCCACCATACATCCTTGGCAAAGAAGTCGCACGGTTCCAAGTCTCGGGTCAGGGCCATGCGGTATTCACACAGAAACTCCCCACCTTCACCTAATGTCTTTAGTAGATCCAGCATGTTCTTGATGAAGCCAAACTGAGGCGGTAGGGGGGTGCCCTTGCCTATGTATAACTCAGCCGCCTCGTGCAGACGCTTGCCGTACAACAAGGCATCGGTCTCCGGCTCTTTGTAGTCTTTGGCTACTCGGAGGTGGTAATACTTCTTAGGACATTGTTGGAACAGACCAAGTGAGGAATAAGACCATGTGTAGTTAGGCATTTTTAATTTGGCTTTTGACCGCAGTTCGCATCAGCCGCAACTCTACTATGGTCATGTCAATTGTGGAAGCCGCACCCTTCCAGTCTCCTTTCAATAACAAGTTATGCACCTCTTTCAAAAGGTGTTTTACCTGCAACTCGTATGCCGCATAATCCACGGCCTTATCAACATTCACCATAACTTTCTCCACTCCCAACCTCGCAATTTAAGGGTAGATCCTTAGCCCAGTCAGGACGCCACCGCATACATTCCTCAACATATTTTACAGCGTCGTCACGCTCCCTAGCTGGCGCCAGGCATGCTATTGCATCGTGCACCGTCAAGACAACCTTGTATCTCTTGGCAATACGGGTCATTTGCTCGGCTATGATGCACCGCGCAACGGCTTGGCATACGTTTTCGATAACTTTTCCACCATAGATTTTTGTGCGCCCCATTCGGGTTTTATAAGAGTAATTGCCATCAGGGTCTTTTGCGAGTTCGGAATATCGTATATACAGCCCGGAAGGAAGTCGTATTCCTTTATCTCCTTGGACACTAAGAGCATCAGGGTATTCGCCCAACGTCACATCCCGATTTGCCATAATTGCATCAAGCGCATTTTGCCCTTGTTTCCATAGCGTGGGGATGTCTTTATAAGTTTGTCGATAAATGTTGATGATGTGCTGTGATTCGGTTTCGTCTATCTCGACCCCGAATACTTTAAGTTGGTCGCGGAATTTAATAGCCCCCATACCATATCCAGCACCAAGGATTGTTGTCTTTCCGACAAACCGCTCCTCCTTTGTAATCGCGTCAGCGTCTTTTGCATAAATAGCCGATGCCATAATCTTGTATACATCCTCACCTTTCTCAAACGCATCCACTAAATCGGTCTGCCCTGCTAACCACGCTACGGTGCGAGCTTCGATCTGGGAGGAGTCTGCATCTATTAACACGTAACCCTTTGGTGC